ATGTTGGCAGGTATGATTAAACAAACAAACAACCATATACAAAAAATGTTCAAGATTGGTAAACCAAACTTCTTGACTGTTCCAAAGGTACAAGATTTTGGTAAGAAGAAAAGTATGTACTTAGGAAAGTTAAAGAAGTTACAATCTCAATATAGTTTAAAAGATACAGATACATTGGGTGAATACCATGAATCATATTGGAGAGAGTATATTTTTAATGCTAGTAAACAATTTAAAGTAAAATTAAAACCTGCACAATTTGCTAAGTTAGTAAAGAGATGGGCATACTTTGATAAAAGTTATAAGATACCAGAAATTAAAAAAGATTATAAAGATAATCCTAAATTTTTAAATTGGATACTATCAACAGATAAACAAGACCATAGTAAGATTTTTAAAGATAATATAAAACCATTTGAGATATTGTTCTTTTCAGTAGGTGCAGAGATATTGAAAAACATAAGTGGATATATGGCAGTTAATCCAGATAAAACAATTCAGAAGATGAGAAAAGAAATGATTAGTGCAATGAAAGATTTGCAAAAACCAGACAAAATAGAGAAATTAAAAAAACTAAAAATACAAATCGAAAAACTACAGAAGATTGGTGGGTTAAAAGCAATCGTACCAAGTGAGGGTATAGTGTTTAAGTATAAAGGTAACACATACAAGTTCACAGGTGCATTTGCTCCAATTAATCAAATATTAGGTAGTATAAAATTCGGTTAAGGAGTTATAATGGCAGGATATAGTAAAGAGATGGAAAGAGCCAATAAGGCATTAAAAGATTTAATGTCAGGCAAAGACCATGAAAAAGAATATGTTCAAGTAGGATACGAGGGTAAGAAAGAAGACCTTGGTGGAAAGACCCGAGAATCAGAACTAAGTAAAGTAATGCAATCGATTAGGATGCCTTTGTTTTGTCCTAAATGTAAAAAAACAATGAAGAAAAAACTTGATGATAAGTTTTGGAAAACAAAAGGACATTGTTTTGATTGTCAAATAGAATTTGAAAATAAATTAAGAGTTAAAGGTGAGTTCGATACCTATGCTAAAGAAATTATCAATGGTAATAAAAAAGCATTTTTAAAGGATATGAAACAATCACTTGACGAATTTGAAGAAACTGGTGGAAAAGTTGAATGGCTCAATTCAGTTGGGGTTCAAGATGTTGAACTCGAAAAGGAAAAATGGGAAATGGGTGAAAGTGAATTTGCTAAAGTAGTAGATGAAGCTAAAGAACATATAACTAAATTAGAAAAGGCAATTGAAGATGAGTCAAAAGAACTTGATACTACCAGAGAAAGTAGTAATTGATTTGATGGCGTTGACCTCACGATTAGGTGAGATAGCAATTGATTACAATAACAAAATTGGTGGTACAGAAACCGAAAATTTAGTAAGATTGTATACGAAAGTAATCCATAAACTCATGGATTTAGAATACCAAGATTTGAATAATCCAAAGGGTTATTCATTTGAAGAACTCTTAAAGAGTGCAGGAATAGATAAACCTAACAAGGGAGAAGAATAATGATAGGTGGAATACTGAATTTCATCATGGGACTTTTTGGTGGAAAGAAAAAAGAAGAAGTTAAAAAGTTAGATGAAGCAATTAAAGTAAAAAATCAAGAAGTAACTAAACTTGAAAAAGAAGTAGTGAAACTTGAGAAGAAGAAGAAAGTCAACAAAAAAGAAGTTGGTAATCTTAAACGAAAAGTAACCAATACTAAAAAACAAATACTTGCAGCTGAAGAAGCAGTAAAAACAGATAATGTTGATGATGCAGTAAAATTTTTGAAGAAATTTAGTAAGTAGTATATACTTATATATATGAGATATTTTATTTACATATTATTTCTTGGTTTATTGTTTGGGCAAGATAACAAAACTTTTACCTTTTCAGAGGAAGAAGTTCTTGGGTTCACTAACAAAATCAAAGAATTAGAGTTAAAAGATAGTTTGAATGTATCTTTAGTAGGAGATTTGGAAAAACAAATTTTCCTATTAGAAGATAATGCATTATCTGATTCACTAATTATTGATTTTAGAACACATCAACTTCAGTTACAAAAAGAAACTATTAATTTGTATAAGGAAAAAGTTAAAGTGGTAAAACCTAAATGGCACGAAAACAAATGGTTATGGTTTGTTTATGGTGTTGGTGCTACAGCAATTTCAGTTAATCTTGCAGGACAAATAACAAACTAATGGCAACACAGATAAAAGAAGTAATCAAACAAGAGTATATTAAGTGTGCTCAAGACCCGGTCTACTTTTTAAAAAAGTATTGTATGATTCAACACCCGATTAAGGGTAAGATACCTTTTTCATTGTATCCTTTTCAAGAGGAAACAGTCAAAGAGATTAAAGATAATCGTTTCAATATTATTTTAAAAGCAAGACAGTTAGGTATCAGTACTTTAACTGCAGGATATTCTTTATGGTTAATGACATTCTTCCAAGATAAAAACATCTTGGTAATTGCAACCAAACAAGATACTGCAAAGAACTTGGTTACTAAAGTTCGTGTGATGCATGCAAATTTACCATCGTGGTTGAAACAAAAATGTGTTGAGGATAATAAATTAAATCTTCGATATGTAAATGGTTCACAGATTAAAGCAAGTGCAAGTGGACCAGAAGCTGCTCGTTCAGAAGCTCTATCATTATTGATATTAGATGAGGCTGCATTTATCGATAAGATAGATGATATATGGACTGCATCTCAACAAACACTTACAACAGGTGGTAGTTGTATTGCACTTTCAACACCTAACGGAGTTGGTAATTGGTTTCATCAAACTTGGGTTCAAGCAGAAGAGGGTAGAGGATTGTTCAATGATATTAAATTACATTGGACGGTACATCCAGATAGAGGACAAGAGTGGAGAGATGAACAAGATGAACTATTAGGTTTACAAGGTGCTGCACAAGAATGTGATTGTGATTTTATCACTTCTGGTACATCAGTTATTGATGGTGTGTTATTAGAAAATTGTAGAACAAAGAGTGTAAAAGACCCGATAGAAAAAAGAGGTATTGATGGTAATTGTTGGATATGGGAACCACCAAACTATACAAGAGATTATATAGTATGTGCCGATGTAGGTAGGGGTGATTCAAAAGATTATAGTGCATTCCATGTAATTGATGTAGAGAATGTAGAACAAGTTGCTGAATACAAAGGTAGGTTGAGTACAAAAGATTTTGGTAATATGTTGGTTAGTATTGCAACAGAATATAACGATGCATTACTAATTATAGAAAACAATAATATTGGTTGGGCAACAATCCAACAAGTAATAGATAGGGATTATCCTAATCTATTTTATACGAGTAAGGATTTACAATACATCGATGTACAACATCAGATGAATAATAAATTCAGAAGTGAAGAAAAGAGAATGGTGGCAGGATTTTCAACGACAATGAAGACACGCCCACTAATTATAGCTAAGCTAGAAGAATTTTTTAGAGAGGAGAGTGTAGTAGTTCGTAGTAATCGTTTGATTGATGAATTATTTACTTTCATCTACAATAATAATAGAGCCGAAGCAATGACAGGATATAATGATGATTTAGTCATGTCCTTTGCTATTGGCTTGTGGGTTCGTGATACTGCATTAAGATTACGAACTGAGGGAATTGAATTAACAAAAAAGACTCTTAATAGAATGCAAGATATTGATGGTCTTTACACACCCGAAGAGAACAAAAATGATTCTTGGGAATGGGATGTAGATAAAAAGAAAGAGTCATTAGAGTGGCTCTTGTAAGTGAGGTAAAAAATGGCAGACAAAACATTATTCGGTAGACTGAGACGATTGTTCTCAACAAATGTTATCGTAAGGAATGTCGGTGGAAAAAAATTAAAAGTAGCAGATACTGAACAAGTGCAGGCAGCAACAAAGTCACACTTGGTTGATAGGTATTCAAAACTACATAGTGGATTGGATATGGCAAATAGTGGATATTCAAGTTTTGCACAATTACAACAAGCAAGATTAGGATTATTCAAAGATTATGAAACTATGGAAGCTGATTCCATTATCGCATCTGCACTTGATATTTATGCTGATGAATCTACAATGAAAAATCCATATGGTCAAGCATTAGAGATTCAAAGTGATAATGATAATATAAAACAAATCTTACATAATTTGTTCTATGATATCATGAACATTGAATTTAATCTATGGCCTTGGACAAGAAACCTCGTAAAGTATGGAGACTTCTTTTTATACTTAGATGTAGAGGATAAGTATGGTATCACGAATGTAATACCAATATCTTCATACGAATTAGTTCGTTCAGAGGGTGAAGACCCAGAGAATCCATATTATGTAAAGTTCTATATGGAATCACAAGAATCACAACATCCTTATTTTACTCGTTCAAGTAAAGGTAAAAAAATAGAATTTGAAAATTTCCAAATTGCACACTTTAGATTAGCAAGTGATAGTAATCTAATGCCTTATGGTAAATCTATTTTAGAAAGTGGTAGAAAGGTTTGGAAACAATTAACTCTTATGGAAGATGCTATGTTAATACATAGAATCATGAGAGCACCAGAAAAAAGAGTATTCAAAGTGGATATTGGAAACATACCACCAAATGAAGTTGATAACTATATGCAAAGAATTATCAACAAAATGAAGAAGACTCCATTTATGGATGATACGACTGGTGATTATAATTTGAAGTTCAACATACAGAATCTTACAGAAGATTTCTTTATGCCAGTTCGAGGTGGAGATAGTGGTACAAATATCGAATCACTACCTGGAATGACTTATGAAACTACAGAAGATATTGAATATCTAAAGAATCGTTTATTGGCTGCACTTCATGTACCAAAAGCGTTCTTAGGATATGAAGAGGGATTAGGTTCAAAAGCAACATTAGCAGCAGAGGATGTTAGATTTGCTCGTACTATTGAAAGAGTTCAAAGAATTCTTGTTAGTGAGTTAACTAAGATTGCTGTTGTACATTTATACTCACAAGGGTATACAGATGCAGAGTTGGTAAACTTTGAACTAAACCTAACAAGTCCATCTACAATTTATGAACAAGAAAAGATTGAATTGTGGAGTAATAAAATAAATCTTGCTCGTGATATGAAAGATAATAAGATGATGAGTACGGAGTGGATTTATAAGAACATCTTTAACTTCTCTGATGACCAAATTGATACAATGGATAAAGAGTTGGTACATGACCAAAAAACTAAATTCAGATTTGACCAGATTGAATCAGAGGGTAATGACCCAGCAGATAGTGGTGAATCAGTAGGTACACCAAGTGATATGCAATCAGGTGGTTTTGACCAAGAATCAAAATCAGGTTCAGTATTTAAAGACGAGGGTGGTGCACCAGAGGGTGGATTTGATGGAGCAGGAAGACCAAAGGAAGTTAGTAAATATAACAAAGATGGTAGTGCAAGAGGTAGAGAACCACTTGGTAGACCAAAGATTCCGATGGCTTTAGCACATTATGATGGTTTGAAAAAATCATTTGGTAAACAAGCTAGAGAAGTTTTGAAAGAAACTATGGATAGTGAAAAAATTAATGAGGAATATAAAGATTTCAAGGAAGATAAATAACGATTTCTTGAAAGTTTTATATTTATATATGGTACGAATAATTAAAAATATTGGAGTGTTTGATGTCAACCCAAAAGAAGCATAATAAAATAAAAAATACTGGTATACTCTTCGAGTTACTTACCAGACAAATTGCAGTGGATGTAATGAATGATAAAAAAGATTCACCTGCTATAAAAATCATAAAGGAATTTTTCAATAATAAATCCCAATTGGGTAAAGAAAATGAACTTTATAAGATTTTGGTCGAAAAAAAGTACAAAAATTTAAACCAAGCGGAGATATTAATCGAAGCTGTGATTAAAAATCGTAGAAAATTATCAAATCGTAAATTACGAAATGAAAAATACAATTTGATAAAACAAATCAAAGAAAACTATGGTGTAAACGCGTTTTTTAATTCAAGAATTCCAAATTACAAAGTATTAGCATCAGTTTATACTTTATTTGAAAATGAATCTGTAAAAGAAGTAGTAGATTCTGTAGAGGAAACAGATTCAAAAATAACTATATTAGAAGCAATCACAAGTTCAGACATCAAATCAAACAAATCTTCTAATAAAGTGTTAGAGTCGTACCAAACTCAAGATACGGATGTAAGATTATTAACTTATCAGTTATTAGTTGATAAATTCAATAAAAAATACACAAATCTAAATGAAGCTCAAAAAAATCTATTGAGGGAATACATCAATAACTTATCAAATACTAATTCTTTGAGAGAATTCATAGATTCTGAAGTTACAAAAGTAAAATCTAAATTAAAATCACATCTAACAAGAATAGATGACAAGATTACTAAAATAAAACTTTCTGAGGCAATCAAACATACTGATACCTCAATTGGTGGTAAATTAGTAAAAGATTCCCATGTTGTGGCTTTGATGAGATACTATGAGTTAATCAAGGAGTTAGACAATGTCCACCAAAATAACTAAAACAAGATTTAAAGAAATACTCAAACACCTTATTCGCAAGGAAATAGAAGAAGTATCTACGACGGTTTCTGCAGGTGGAGAGAGTGGAACTGGTATTCATTATGATACACCTAAAGCGTTCTCTACTGGCTCTGGTCATCCAACAGATGGTGAAGTTGGTGGATATGAAAAGGTAAAAGAACAAGTTAATGAGGTAATGTTCGCAGTTAAAGTTGATAAGGGAGATGGTAATGTAATACAAACTATCGTTAACGCATCATCTAAATCACAAGCTAAAGCAAGAATTGCAAGAATACTTAAAGGTGGATTGAAAGCAGTCAAAGATGTACAACGAGTTCAACCATCACTTGGTAAACAAATTGATAAAAAACTTGAGAATGTAAATGAAGGTCGTTATCACGATTGGAGAAACGATGAAACCTTAACACCAAAACAAAAAATTGGTAAAAGTATTCGTGAAGTTAAAAATTCACTAAACGAGTTAGATAAGATGGTTAAGATGGCAGTTAAATTAAAAACCGAATTAAATGTTGATTCAAACTCATATTGGAAAAATACACATAAGGCAATCACAAAGATTTCAGAAAGATTAGTCAAGATGGCAAACAAAGTAGGGAACTTAAAATGAACGATAAATATTTAAAAGAATCGATTGATATCTTAAATAGAAAGTTTGGTGACCCGTTACCTACTCTTGAAGATACCATGAAATGGCATAAAGAGCAAAAATTAAAAGAATTAAAGTTTGGTTCAAAAGCACAATACGATAAGTATAAAAAAGACCATATCATCAAACCAGGTACAGAGATTGAGATTGATGGTAAAAAATCTAAAGAAAAGGGTAAAGCAGAACCAAATAAAAAAGTTGATAAACAGATGTCTAAAGCAGCAGATGATGCAAACGCTAAGATGGATGCAGCAGAAAAAGCAGCAAAGAAAAAGATGAACTTTCAAAGAGAGGGTACATTGATGGAAAACCCAGTCGTTGCAGCAGCAGTAGCTGCAGCAATGCAACAACAATCTATCTCTAATCCAAAAACTAAAAATAAAATAAAACTCTCTACTGCAATAAAATCTAAAGATTCGGCAATTGCTGAACCTGCTAAGAAAAAAGCAAAAAGTATCATACAAAGAATTAAAGATAAGTTCAAAGGTAAAGAAAAATCTGAACCTAAGAAACAATCTAAATCAGATGCAGCTTTCTACAAAAGACAATTTACTGGTGAGGTACAAGAGGGACCAGATGATGTAAGATTCGCAAGAAGAGCTATGAGTAAGATTGCAAAACATGAAGCATCATTAAGAAAAGCAATGTTTGAATTAGAACAGGCATTCTTAAGAGACCCAAGACCAGAAAACCAAAAGTTGGCAAAAGAAATCAAAAAGGCTTATAAGAGTAATGTGACTGGATTCATGAAAGATTCAGTTCAAATGATTAAAAGGATGAAGTAAGATGAAAAACCTAATTGTAGATTACATACCATTTGAAATATCACCAGAACAAATTAACGAATCCATGAAAGAAAATAATGGTAAGTTAGTTGTTAAAGGTGTATTACAAAGAGCAGATGCTAAAAATCAAAATGGTAGAGTATATCCAAAGGAAATTTTAACAAGAGAAGCAAAAAACTATGCTCAAAACTTTATTAAACAAAGTAGAGCGTTGGGTGAATTAGACCATCCAGATAGTTCAGTTGTTAATCTACAAAATGTATCACATAATGTAACTGAGATGCACTTTGAGGGAGATAGTTTATTAGGGACAGTAGAAATCCTAACCACACCAAGTGGAAATATTTTAAGAGAATTATTCAAGAATGGTATCAAGTTAGGTATCAGTTCTCGTGGAATGGGTTCAGTAGAACAAGTTAGTGAAGCAGATGGAGATGTGATGAAAGTAGGACAAGATTTCGAACTTATCGCTTTTGATTTTGTAAGTAATCCATCTACACATGGTGCTTTCATGCATCCACTAAGTGAGGGTGTTGATAATACACAACAAAGTAGAACTTGTGGTAAGTATTGTAAAGCAGAAGATATCGTTAATAAGATTATAAGAGGAGAGTAATATGCCTGGTTTAGAAGATAAAAAACTACCAAACATACCTAAAGAAAACGATAGTTTGGGTGGAGACACTGGTTTAGAGGGTATACCTATACCACCTAATGGCCAAATTACAAACCCTACATTTACAGAATTTGCTGATGGTAACGATGCACCACAACCACAGAAAGGTAAAGTTGGATTAGAAGATTTTGCTACACCAGATAGTGGTAAGTTAGGAAAAACTTTTATCGGTGATGGATTGGCAAAGTAATGCCTTCCAAATCTAAAGCACAACAAAGATTTATGGGAATGGTTCATGCACTCAATAAGGGTGAGATGGACCCAAGTGATGCTTCACCAGAAGTGAAGAAAGTTGCTAAATCAATGACAAAGAAAGATGCAGAAGATTTTGCATCAACCAAACATAAAGGGAAACCAAACAAAGTGACACAAGAATGGTTAAAGAAAACAATTAGAGAACTAATTGAACAAGAACTAAATCTTGAGGGAACTTGTGGTTATGGTGAAGATGGTGAGTTAGGTGATGAACCTGCAGGACCACACCTATTAAAAATCAAAAAAGAATCCTTTTCAGAATTAGAAGCAGAGAAGTATGATAAGAAATTAAAATCTGCTATTAAAAATATTGCAAAGAAAGATAGAAAAAAAGGATTGATGTTGATGAACTTTTACAAAAAACATTGGATAGAGTTTATGATAAAATCAAAACAAGCACTCGGAGAATCTATTCTTAACGAGGGTGAAAAAGAAAAGATTGAACAATTACTAATCAAGTATGGTAACACACCTGAAGATGCAAAACAAATGGTTAGTAAAACCTATGATTACATAAAGAAAGCTTATAGAAATGCAAACGCATCAAAGAAGGCAGAGATTATGTCAGGTTTGATGAAGTTCGAAACAACAGAACACATTGTAAAGTTAGTTGAGAAATGTTGGAAAGGATATGAGAAAAAAGGAACAAAGAAAATGTTCGGTAAAACATATCCTAATTGTGTAAAGAAAGAAAATATAAATCCAATATTCCATTTAGATGAAACTACTTACAAAGGGTTCGTTAAATATATGAATGATTTCTATGGGCCAAAAGGAGTTTATCCTGATAAAAAGAAAAGAACTCTAAAGATGAAAGATATTGGAATTGCATACTCAGTATTATTAAAGAAGAAACCAGATTTTGAAATCGGATATGATTCTACAGATAGAGAGTTCTTAAGAGATATTTTAATGAAGATGAAAAAACTTGACCCAGATTATTCACAAAAAGAATACATGAACACTCAGTTGAAGAAAAAGAAAAAGCGAGGATTAGAAGTAGAAAGTAAAACTTCTAATATGATGAGAAATATTCGTAAAGGTGGAACAGCAGGACCTTGGACTATTATTGTGAGTAAAAACAATAGTATAAAGAGAAGCACTATGGTGAAAAATTTAAAAGAGATTCCAGCATATATGGATGATATAAAGAAAAAATTTCCAAATCATAAGATTGGTATAGAATCTAAAGGTGGTAAGATAGTTTATAAAGAAGCAATGGATAAAAGACAAGCTGGTGAAACCTTAAAACAATTAGGTGGTAATAGGTTTATTATGATGACAGGAGCAAAACACTTTGGTGTAGGACCTAATGGAATGAGTTTCAAGATTGGTAGAAATTCCAAAAGAGTAAACCATGTCACAATAGATTTAGATAGAGGTAGAGATTTATATAACATGAGTTTTGATTGGGTAACCATAAAGGGAATTAAGAATAAGAAGAAACTTAAAGGTATTTATAATGACCAATTACAAGATATGTTCACAAAATACACAGGTATGTACACAAGTTTGTAGGAGATTATAGTGATTAAATTAACAGATATATTAAAAGAATCGAAAGTATCTTATCTAACAGAAGCTTTTAAAAGTAAACTATTAAGAAAATTTTCTGTGAGTAATAGAGGTTCGTTAGATAGAGATTTATATAGTTACTTGGCAAGATTGGGTTTAGAAGCAAGTAAGATTGAAGATAATCAAATTACAAAACAATCTAAATTACCTGGAAAGGGTATTGCAATTGCAGTAGCAAGTAAGAAAGTAACTCTTAAAGCAAAAGGTAATAGATATTGGGAATCTAATTTAGAAATAGATAAGGGAACAATTGTAAGTGTATTCAAAGATGGTAAATCATTATGGTACACAAAATCTTGGAGAAGTAAAGATATTCAAGTAAAAAATCCTACAGCGTATGGTTCTGAAGATATGAAAACATTCGGCTTAAATAAATACGGATGGCAAAGTCCAGCATCAGTTAAAAAGATAGATGGTATTCAATTTTATAAAATTTCACTTGAAGAAGATTTACCTTACATGGGTGCTTCAAAATTAAGAAAATTAAGGTCAAATATTAAAGATGGTTCTTGGACATGGAAAACTGATAAGGATTTCCAATATGAAAACGAAAGAAGATATGAAGATGCATTAAAGAATATCTACAATGACCCAGCAAAAGTAAAAAGTGTAATTATGAAAACAAAAGATTATGCTAATAAACTAATTGTTGGATTAGTAGGTGGTAAACCAAATGCACACTCTGATAAAATAATGAAAGGTAAAAAGTTAGACCCTAAAGATGAGGGTGATGTAATGAGAGCGTTAAGTGATATCACAACCGCTATGAATAAGTTTTATGAAAAGATAGATTCTTATCATATGGATTTAAAAAGAGATATAGAAGATAAGAAGAGAAATCCTGATAATGAATATATGGGATTCAACGCACAAAGAGTAGGAAAACAAATTGGTAGTATGTCCAATACGATTACTTCAGGTGCATTTGCGAGGATTTGGTAATGATTAAATTAAAAGATATTATAGGTGAAGATATCGCAAAAGATATTGCAAAAGAAATCACTGCACAAAACGAAGCACTTAAAGGATATGACCAAGCAATGAAAAAGATGTTAACCTTTATGAAGAAATCTGCAGAGAAACAACATAAAAAATCATTTCCATCTACATATGAAAGTGGTCATTGGGAACATCCCGCACATTTGAAAAAAGGACCAAAGTTTGATAGAATAGTTAATGTTCGTGCAAACGAACCAAAGAATGGATTAAGTGTTCACTTCTTTGTAGATAAAAGTAATGGTGATATTTATAAACCTGCTGGATACAATGGAAGAGCAAAGGGTGTAAGGGGTAATATATTTGAACCTAAAACATATGCAAGATTCGATGTACATGGTGGGTGGTTATACAAAAGATGATTAAGTTAAAAGATTTAATAGTAGAGATTGTATTTCCAGATGACTTTATGAAAGAAATAAAGAGAGCTGAAAAGGAAACTGGCAAAAAATTTAAAATACCATCAAGTACAAAAAAACTTTGTATGATGGCTAAGAAAGATGGTTTTCATAAATTAGATTATCTTGGTAAACCAGGTAAAGCAAGAAAACCAGAATCATTGATGTATCAAGGGTATGCATTTATATTAGGGTGGGGACATTCTAAGTACAAGAATAAGTGGGATTGGAGAAGTGATAGAAGTCAACCAGTTCTACAGAACATTCAAAACTCAAGTATTTATACGAGTTTGTTTGATTACGATTTTTTACAATACCATGTAACTACAGATATACAGGCATCACAAGTTGTTGCCAATATACGACCTGGTGAAAAGGATGTAGAACCAGCATTTTATTTAGTTAAGGATTATTTAAATGCGTTTGGTACTCGTGGTAAGAATAAAAGAGATGAAGAGATATTAATCAACAAAGTAGATTGGTGGTTAAACAAGAACAAAGTAGAAACAAGATGATTAAGTTAAAAGATTTAATAAAAGAAGAAGAATGTCATTGTGGAGATTCATGTTGTTCTGTAAATGAAAGTTTATATAATGTATCTCAAGATATGAAAGATGGGAAGTTCGATGAGAATAATCCACAAGTACTTATATCAGGATATGGCGTAACAAATTTAAAGACATTACGAGATAGTTTATCACGAAAGTTTATGGATTTAGCTAAAAAATCTAAAAAGGGTGATGTTAAAAATGTTGAATACTTATTGAAAAAAAATGGAGTTCTTATGGGATTTGTTGATGCATTAGTTAATGCAAACAAAGAATTATCATCACCAACGATGAAAAGAAAAATTACTATGTATAAGAGGAATAAGTAATGAGTAAAACAATGACACATAAAATGTGGGCTCAATGGAAAGATTTTAGATTACAAGAAGTTGATGACCACGAAGGCCAAATGGCAAAAGGTCAATTAGAGAGAAGTATGGAATACTCTAAGATGATTCTTCAAAAAATTGATAATGCTGATTCGGATGGTGATGGTGAAGTTCAATTACCAGCATGGGTACAATCTAAGTTAACTACATCTATGGAAGATTTACAGAGTGTTCATAATTATTTAGATGGTAAAGATGGTTTAGAGGAAGATTCGATGTATGTACCTGGTTCAATTAAAACCACACATAAGATGAATGTTCCAATGTTAGGATATTCTAATGCAGAAGCAAAAAAGTTTGTAGAAAAAGATATCAATACAATGGGTAAATATTTTAATAAAGCATCTCAGTTATCTATCAAAACTATGATGGATGGTGTTAAAGGTGGAAGATATGATGCAATGGATATCATACAGAGTATTAAATCAGGTCCAGCACAAGATACAAGCGTAGGTGTACGAGATATGTTGATTGTGTTATGGAGTAAAGTAGATAAAAGATTTCGTAAATATCTTGGTGGTAAAAAGCGAAGTTCATGATATTTATTAAGGTATAAGGAGATACAAAAATGGCAAAGTTAAAAGACTTAATAAAAGAGAATTTTTCAGTAGTAGGTGGAGTTGTAACTACCCAAGTAATTGGTCATGGTACAAACACTGGTCTTACTGATATTGTAGAGGATATGTATGGTAAGAGTGAAAGGGTTTCTGCACATGATGTGAAAGAAGCAATATCACAATTTACTAAGTATTCAGAAACTTTTCAACAAGAAGAGAATTTGAAGAAGATTGCTGAAAGTTTAGCAGATATTGCAAACAAGGCAAAATCATATACCTTAAGTGAAACAGATGATTGGTTTGATAAAGTTACAGTCAATCGTAACATGAAAGAGTTAACAAACTTATCTAAACAATTTGGTAAGATTGCTCAAGAATCTAATTCATTACAACAAAGAATGGGTGGATTGTATGAGGATATGGGTCATGTACTAAATCGTTATTTTGAATTAGAGGGTGAACCAGAAGGTCAAGAAGATAAAAAGATTAAAGCTGGATTAGAAGAACCTAAAGGTCACGATATCGAAGAGGGAGATTACAAAGTATTCTTTCAGAAGGCAATGAAAAAATTTGGAATTAGTTCACCAGATGAGTTAGAAGATGATAAGAAAAAGAAATTTTTCAATTATGTAGATGCTAACTATAAAGGTGAAAAAGAAACAGACTAAGAGGTTAATTTGGTAAAAGTAGAAGTCCGAAAAGGACAATCAATAGAAAAAGCTATTTCAATTTTCAAAAAGAAAGTAAAGAAAAGTGGGTTAATGTTAGAGTTACGAAAAAGGTCGTTCTATGTTAAACCATCTGCTATTAAAAGAGAAGAGAAAAATAAAGCTATTCTACGAAACAAGTATAAAGTACTTAAAGAAAAAGATTAAAATAATTCACACTAAGTGTGTATATTTTTTAAGTTTTATATATTTATATAAAACAAAATACACTTTCGTACATTCCGTACATCATAAAGTGTAACCGCAAAGATAATTAAATCTTATTATAGTTCCTAATAACTATACTGAATCCAATTACAAGGAAAATAAAATGGATGATTTACTAAAAGAAGCCATTGCAGATGCTAAAGCAGTTCGTGAAACAGCTTTAGAGAACGCAAAGATGGCACTTGAAGAAGCGTTCACACCTAAATTGAAATCAATGTTAGCACAGAAGATTCAAGCAGAAATCGAAGACGAAGGTGAAGACCATGATGTCGAAGAAGAAGGCTATGGAGACGAAGACGAAGAAATGGAAGTTTCTGATGAAGAAGCACCAGCAGAAGAACCTGCAGGTGAAGAATCTGAAGAAGAAGAAGTTGCTGAAATCGCGGACGAAGATGAAGATGCTGAAGAAGTATCTGAAATTGAAGACGAAGATGAAGATGCTGAAGTTTCAGAAATCGAAGACGAAGATGAAGATGCTGAAGAAGTATCTGAAATTGAAGATGAAGATGATGAAATGGAAGAAGAACTCGACCTCGAATCAATTCTTGCTGAATTAGAAGCAGAAATCAAAGAAGAAGATGAAGAAGACGGAGACGAAGAAAAAGTTGACGAAAACGATGTATCATCTGATATTGGTAAAGCTGATAATAAAGTAAATGCTAAAGCTAACGATTCATCAGAAACAGGTGCACAAGGACCAGAAGGCGAAGGTAAAGACGAACCTGCTGGAAAAGAACTCGATGACCACGATGTGGTTAAAGAGGGAGAAGCACATGATGAAGATGAAGAAGTTGACGAAGAAATCGATTTAGAAGAAGTCTTAAAAGCACTTTCTGAAGAGGAAGATGAAGATGAGACTCATGATGAAGTCGCTACACTTCAAGCAGAAGTTAAAGAGCACAGAGATGTTGTAAAATATCTTCGTGAAAAATTAAACGAAGTTAATTTGTTAAACGCAAAACTATTATTCTCAAACAAACTATTCCGTGCGTTTGGTTTAAGTAACGAACAGAAATTGAAAGTTGTTGAAACATTTGATAGAACTAAGAATCTTAGAGAAATCAAACTTGTTTACTCGACACTTGCAGAATCTTTTAGAGGTGTAAAAGTTGCACCTGTTAAAGTATCTAAAGGTTCAAGTTCTAAAGTTGTTGCTTCTACTAAAACACAAAAGGATGAAGTTCTTTCTGAGGGTGCTGAGTTAAAAGGGCGTTTCAAGAAATTAGCAAACATACTATAATTAGGAGACTAAAAAATGAGTGACAAATTCAAATCAGTAGAGTCTTTAATGGATGGATATAATCCACAAAGACAACTACTTGAACAAACTCGTAAATTGGTCAAGAAATGGGAACCAACAGGTCTTTTAGAAGGCATGGGTAAAGAACACGAAGTAAACGGAATGGCCGTACTTCTTGAAAATCAAGCTCGTCAATTAATTGATGAAGCTTCAAGAACAGGTACATCTGCAAACTCAGAAGAGTGGAGTGGAGTAGCACTTCCTTTAGTTCGTAGAATCTTTGGTGAATTAGCAGCACAGGAATTTGTTTCTGTACAGCCAATGAACTTGCCTTCAGGACTTATTTTCTATCTTGACTTTAAATATGGTACTGCACAAACAGACTTACACACTAATAACTCAGATGTATATGGTAATACATCAGGTTCAGGTGATGCAAGTGGTGGTTTGTATGGTGCTGGAAAATTCGGATATTCTATCAATGATACGGATTCCGCGGCTCAAGCCTTACACGCTTCAGCAGTAGCTAGTGGTACTTATACCTCTGGTTCTGTTGCATGGGGTGATGTTGACTTTGAACCAGACCTATCAAGTTCAGTAGTAGCAGGTAATACAGCTGATGACGGTCTTATGAAGATTAATGTTGCAACTGCAGCTTTATCTGATTATGACGAAGATGGTGTTAGAGCATTCTCAATTAGTGGTAGTGGGTTCGATGAATTCTTCCCAGCTTACACTAAATTGAACGCTGCTAAAACAGAAATCGCGTTCATCGTAAGAAAATCTGTTGCAACTGTCCCTATAGCCTTAAAGGTATCATACCACAAGGTTAAAGGTACTAACTATGATAGAACCGATTTTGAAGCTACTTCAGCTCAAATCGATGATAATCCAGAACAGGACATCGATATTCCTGAGTTAGATATTGCGTTAAAGAGTATTCCGATAATCGCGAAAACTCGTAAGTTAAAAGCAGTCTGGACACCAGAACTTGCTCAAGACTTGAACGCTTATCATTCAGTCGATGCTGAAGCTGAACTAACTGCACTACTTTCTGAGTACATTTCAATGGAAATTGACTTAGAAATCTTAGATATGTTGTATGCAAATGCATCTGCAAAAACTGAGAGATGGAGTGCTAAAGTTGGTTACGAGCTAAACAACGCTGGTACTGCCTTTGAAGAAACAGCTGCTAACGCATCTGCTTACACAAAAGGTGAGTGGTTCCAAACACTTGGAAACAAAATACAATCTGTAAGTAACGCAATACACCAGAAAACTCTTAGAGGTGGTGCAAACTTCTTGGTGGTATCACCAGAAACTGCAACTATCATCGAGAGTATTCCAGGCTATGCTGCTGATACTTCAGGTGAAGCAACTGAAAAAACATTCGCAATGGGTGTTCAGAGAGTTGGTGCTCTTAATAACAGATTTACTGTCTATAAGAACCCATACGCTCAAGATAATGTAATACTTGCTGGTTTCAGAGGAAGCAATTTCTTAGAAACAGGAGCAGTATATGCACCATATGTGCCATTAATCATGACACCACTTGTATATGACCCTAAGAATTTCACCCCAAGAAAAGGTGTTATGACTAGATATGCTAAGAAGATGGTTAGACCAGAATTCTATGGTAAGGTCATTGTTGCTGATATCAACCTTGTGTAATTTGAGTTAAATTTTTTAACTTAAATGTACATTAGTACAATCAAAAAAGCCCTCAATTATTTTGGGGGTTTTTTTGTGTCTTGATATTTATTATTGTAATATTACATACAAAACTATTTAAATAGGAGAATTTATATGGCTCAAGAAGCAATATGGCCAGGTAGTGGTTCGGCAGTACACCAAGATAGTGGTTCTACACCATTTGGGTTTTACGATACCGAATCAGACTTTCAATCAGATGCTCCTAAATTTGCAACATGGTGTGCAAAGAGGATGGGTTATCCTATAACTGCAGTTGAACTTCAAGATACTCAATTTTATGCATGTCTTGAAGAAAGTATCACAGAATACTCAGCTCAAGTAAATCAATTTAATATCAAAGATAATTTATTGAGTTTAAAAGGACAATCAACAAGTTCTAATCTAACACACAAAAGAATATCACATACAATGGGTGAACAGATTTTTATATCAGAAACCTATGGAAGTGAAGCAAATGTAGGCGGACAAACAGAAGTATATAAGAATAAGATATCACTCGTTAGTGGTTCACAAGACTATGATTTAAATGCATTAATTGCAGATGATAGTGGTAGTGGTGCGATTGAGGTTAAAAGAGTGTTTTATGAAGCAAATCCTGCTATCACAAGATACTTTGACCCATATGCAGGTACTGGTAATCAAACAAATAATATGTTGGATGCATTTGGATTCGGTGGTTCATCACCAGCAATCACATTTATGTTACAACCAATATATGCTGATTTACTTAGAGTACAGGCAATTGAGTTTAACGACCAAGTTAGAAAATCTGCATATTCTTTTGAGTTAAAAAACAATAAATTACGAATTTTTCCTACTTACACAAATGAAACTACGGGTTCATTGTGGGTTGAGTGGGTAAAGGTATCAGATAGAGATAATGCATTGAGAACTCGTTATAGTGGTTCAGCAGATACAATATCAGATATCAGTAATGCACCATACGATAACATGAAATACACATCTATCAATGATGTGGGTAAACAATGGATTCGTAAGTATGGATTGGCATTATCAAAAGAGTTATTAGGTATGGTTCGTAGTAAATATGGTACTATTCCTATTCCTAACTCTGAGGTTTCATTAGATGGTGAAACATTAAGAGCAGAGGCAACTGCAGAAAAAGACCAGTTGATAGAACAATTAAGAGAAATGTTAGACCAAACGAGTAATAAGGCACTTATGGAAGCAGATAGAGAATCTGCGGATAACTTACAAGAGAAGTTAAAGAAAGTTCCTTATCCAATGTATATAGGATAAAATTATGGCAAGTAGATATTGGCCAACAAGAGATACTGAATTAGCCAAACGATTCAATGATGAACTCGTTGGTAATCTTGATAAAGGTGATTGTGGAATCATTGGACAAGAGGTTATACTTTACAGAGTATCCACTTATGAAACTGAAACAAATATGTATGGTGAATCAGGTGGTGGTAAAGTGTATGAAGCAGGAGTTAAGTTATCTTGTATAATAGAGGCAGAAGATTTTGATTTTGAAGTAAATGAATTTGGACCAGATGCTCGACAAGAAGCACAATTCCATTTCCAACGAGATATGTTAATTGATATAAACTTCAGACCAGATATTGGTGATTTTGTAAGTTGGAATTTAGGTTATTTTGAAATCACAAAAACAAATGAAAATCAATTAGTTGCTGGGGATTATAATAAAAATTGGACAATATCTTGTACAGGTACACTAACAAGAATCAATTCACTAAATATTGAACAAACAAGGGCGTTTTAATGAGAAGAAAACCGATATCGAGAAAGGCTCGTAGGGATTTAAACTCGATTGCGATTAGAGATGATTTTAATCGTGGTAAACAATTACGAAGAGATAAAGACAAAGTAAAAAATATCAGTAATCAGATTATTGATATGGATGGTGCAATTATGTACTATTTTAACGAAGTTATCAAACCTACAGTCACAGAAAATAAAGAAACAATCAAAGTACCCGTAATGTATGCATCACCTGAACGATGGGTTACTATACAAAAGATGGGTTTCATGAGAGATAAACGCCAACAATTGATTACACCTGCAATTGTATTTAGAAGAACGGGTATGGAAAAGAATGAAAACATTCCAACCAATAAAATGGATGCTAACAATCCAAGAAACTTTCAAACATTTTCACAAAAGTATTCTTCAAGTAATCGATATGACCAATTCAGTAGAACGATTGGTACTACACCAAATAGAGAATTATACAATGTAGTTATGCCAGATTATGTAACTCTAAATTACGAGTTTACAATATGGACATCATACATAGAACAGATGAACAAAATCATTGAAAGAGTAAATTACACAGATAATTCTTATTGGGGTGAACCTGGTAAGATGCGGTTTAGAAGTAAGATAGATTCATTTAGTGATGCAAGTGAAATGGATACTCAAGAAAGAATTATAAAAACTAACTTTAGTGTTCAATTATATGGGTATATTATACCTGAAGAATTTAACAACATGATAACCACTAAGAAACAATTAACACCTAAAAAGGTTATCATTAACATGGATGTTGAAAAAACTGCTGATGATTTTATAGAATCAGATAAGGGTGGTGGAGTATCAGTTCAATCACCAGTAAAGGATATATTTAGTATATCTACAAGTTTTCCACTTGTGTTTAATGCAGGAACAGGAGTTTCATTAAGTAATGATGGTGCTGCATTTGATGGTTCACAACAAGTAAATCAAACGATATCCATTGGACAGGGAGTTGCACCAACAGATGATGTAACATTTAATCAAATTACATCTAACAAATTAGTATTTGGTAATCCAACCACATACTCACATGGTGGTATAAGTGGTAGTATAAACATTACAGGTAGTTTAACAACAAGTGGTAATGTTACGGTCAATGGTGATATGACGGTTTTAGGTACATTAACCGCACAAGAATTTAAAACAACATTTGTTTCATCAAGTATATTATTTGAAAGTGGTAGTACTAAATTAGGAGATACTACAAATGATACTCATCAAAGAACAGGTAGTTTAAATATTACTGGTAGTTGGAATTTAAATGGATATAGTATAAATGAGATATCCAATGATAGTGGTTTAACAGACCAAAGTTCAACAACACTTGTAACAGAAGCAGCAATGGCAGGATTTACAGCAGGTTCTGTTACGGATAAACAAAACTATCTAAGAAAGAATTTTTATAAATCTTCAAATGGTATATTAAGTACAGCAACTGCAAGTTTTACAGCAGTAACTGCATCTGCACCAAGTGGATTTACTGATACTAATGAGAATGATTTCTTATTCTTTATTAATGGTCAATATATGGAACACGATGCTCTTACAATAGAACAAAGTGGTAGTGTATTTTTACTTCAAGTTGATACCAGTGGTATTGGATATGATTTAGAAGCGGATGATGAAATATTAGCAGTTGGTAAATTTAATTCATAGGAATAATTAATGCCAATTTTAAAATTTAAAAACCCAATTGTAATATCAGGTTCTGATGGTTTTGTAACTTCTAATAGTGGTAAGTTAGATGCAGTATCAAGACAAGTAACAGAATTTTCTATAGGACAATCAGTAGCATCTGGTTCAAGTGTAGAGTTTAATGGGGTAACACAACCAGAAAATAAAACTCTTGTTCTACCAAATCCAAGTGATGATTCACAAAATATGGTATTAGGGTACGGATTTATAAGTGGTTCAAATCTTACATTCACAGTCGATACACAAGAAATAAGTGAAAACTATACTCACGAGAATAATGCTACAATAAATGGTAGTATAAGTGCTGGTACAATATTAACAGAATTAAGTTCATCCGAAGTTATTTTTAGTTCTGGTAGTACAAAGTTTGGTGATACATTAGATGATATACACGAGGTAACAGGTAGTGTAACCATTAGTGGTTCATTCGGTGTAAATGGTAGTGATATCACCGCTTTTAGCAATAGTAGTGATGTAAGTGGGGCAAGAACAAATGTTCTTGTTACAGAAAATGTAGCATTTCAAGTACTCGGTGGAGAAGCAGAAATAGCAAATTTATATCTAAGAAAACAATCTGCAAAAGTTGGTACGATAAGTAATTCTACTGCTAGTTTTTCGGCAGTAACAGCATCTGCAGGAGATTTAACTGCAACATCAATAACTGATTTTCACTTTTATTTAAATGGGATGATTTTAGAACAAGATGCATTAGAAGTACAACAAAGTGGTAGTATATTTAAAGTACATATGGATGCTGATTCACTTGGGTATAATTTATCAACCGATGATGAAATAGTTGCTTGGGGAAAATTTAATTCGTAAATACCACATTGGTTTTACCATTTGTTGATATTTATTAGTATGAGAAAAAGACATTGGAAAGATAGAAAAAATAGAAAGTGTCCATCGTGTAGTAAGATGTTAACCTACACGAGAAAAGATGCCTTTGATAGGGCAGTGGGTAATAATAGTGTGTGTAAATCATGTGCTCAATCAGATAGAAAATTAACATTGGATACGATTGAGAAGATGAAACAACCAAAATCTACACAACACAAGAAAAAGATTTCGAAATCAATTACAGATTGGTGGGTAGAGAAAAAACAAGAAGTAGAAGAATATGGCATTAATAGATAGTAAACAATTAAATCCCGCTTTAACTGGTTCGTTCACACTTAGTGGTTCATTAAGTGGTACTGGTATTATACCTGCATCCGCGATTCAAGGACAACTCGGTGTATTTGCTGCTACTGGTTCAATACAATCTACACACAATGATTTAATTGTAAGTGGTACTTTAAATGTTCAATCTGATAGATTAGAAAGTGAACCAAGTTCTTCTACAGGTATAACCACAAATAATATTACAAATGGGTATCCTACATCCAATGCATGGGGTACTGGTTTAGGTGGTAGTTACTTTAATAATTTTACAGCAGAAACTCATGTTAGTGAAGTTTTAAGATTTATTGCAGGTGCGATGAGTCATAGTTTAGATGTTGCAGATGCAGCACCAAATACAAAAAATTGGAGTAATGTTAGTACATCACATACTGATGGAACTGAAACAAGTAAGAGTTCTTTATTAAATGGTGTGTTGGGTTCAACATATGAAAATGCAAGATTGAGTAATAGTTGGACTGGTTCTGCATTTATTGATATGAGTGAAACTGGTTCTTATAAATCAGCATTGGATTATTTACAACATAAGAATTGGGTACAATCAAGTGATAGAGGAACAGATAGTGGTGATGCAGGAACAAATCCATTTCATGGAAGTTATGCATCAAGAATTCCATCATCAAATATCACAACACAAGGAACCTTTGGTACACTTACAAACACTATAACTGCAAACGCAGGTGGTTCAACGACTGTAAGTAGTAATGCAAATTACTTTGGGTTGGGAACATTAACAAGTGGTGGACCAACTACATATACAGTCAGAGTTATAGCATCACAATCATATAGTGATACTTATGATGATGAAACACCAGATAAAGCTTCAACATTCCACACACATTCTTTTGTGGATTATACACAAAGTTCTTTTGGAACATCAAATGGTTTGATACTAAGTAAAATAGTAACATCACAACCAGCAGTTATTCCATCAGCATATCAAGATGGTGATTTCAATAGTGTTGCAGGACCAATTAGTGGTAGAACATATACTGAAGGTGCAACAACATCTACAAATATATCTGCAAGTGGATATTATAAACTACATGATGTAGTGGTTGGGTTGAAGACTGGTTCAATGAGTGATTTTCAATACAAAGATGGTTCAGATGGAACAGCAAGATTTTATTTATATACAGGTGGTATAACAACCGATATCACGACTGGTAATCCGACAGTAGCAGTTACAAGTTCTTTAGCTAGAACAAGTTTTTCTGCAACATCAAGAAGTTTAAGTGGAGCACCATATCTATTAACAACAAGTTATGGATATACTTTCAATTCTCATGTAAGTAAATCATTTGACCCAGCATTTGGATATGGAACATCAGTAATGGTAAATTCAAATTCCACAGACCAATGGGATAATGTTGGTTCAACATCATTAAGTAATACAACCACGACTGTGGCTAATACTGGTGTATCATCAACAGGTGCAACCAATTATGTGATAGATAATATTTTTACAAATAAAAGAACAAGTGGATATGACCCACAAATATCTGATATAGCAGTTGCAAGTTCTTCATTTACTTTCTCACTCGATAGTAATAGTGATAACATATATCAAAATAGAAGTACTCAAGAATCTAAAAATTATAATTTAAAGTTTAGAGCAACTGGTAGAAATTGGAAGAACTCAAGTGTAACTGATACCACACCAAGTGTAGTATTTTATGATTCAACATTATTTGGACAATCAAGTGATAGTGGTTCATTGGCAATTTATAGTAGAGCACAAGGATATGATTCCAACACATTACAAGATACCACAGAAACATTTACAGGTGAAGATTTTAGAATTGTATTAGCAGATAATGTAACTGCATTTAATGGGGCATATTTCACAACAGACTCATTCCAAACGAATGATGAGGGGGATGCGGTTCTCGGTAATTATGATTTACAAGTTAAACCAGGTTACTTAGTAGACCCAGGTGGTGATTACGGATATTGGTTTAAAGAAGATTTTGGTAGTGGTACATACAAATATTATATAAGAAGATTCCAAAAAACAAGTGGAAACAAAACAAGTATGACTATAAACCTAAATAACAAAACATTAGTTAATTGGAACTCTACTTCAGATGGAATTGCTTGTGCAATAATATTTAAAAGTGGTACAAGTGCAGGTGGAAATACAAGTATATCTACTGCAAGATTATTTGACCCAAGTGATACCACAAGTAACTTAATTGAAAGTGCAATAAGTACTGATAACCACAAGAATCCATTCTCAAGTGCAATAGATTTATATGGAAATACAGGTGGTAGTGTTTCAAGTAATACTTATACAATTCCTATGAGAAACTCAGATGGGATGTTCTTAGATTCTACAGATGAAGAACTTTATGTAGTGGTGAGATACAAGGGAGACCCATCACCAATACAATCAATAACATTGGGGTATAGTTAATGGCAATAGACCAAACTAAAAAATCAAATCGACTGTTAGGTAACAGAAGATTTACAAGTGATGCGTTAAATACCGCACAAGAATCATTTACCGATGTATTAGATTTAGGTGCAACTGAAATATTTACAGAGACTCATTTAATACCATCGAGTGCTTTACCATTTAGTGGAAGTACTCAAAGTGGAGAAACGAGTGGTGTACTAAAATATTATTTTAGACAACGATTAACAAGGTCTAATGTTGCTAATGATGTATTCTTCTTTATGACACCGACAGGAAGTACAGGTGGAGTAACACCGCAGTTGATACAAACTGGACAACAAACTAATTTCATATCACCTAAGTATTCAGTATCTTCATTAGCAAATGCTAATACAGAAGATGGAACACCTGGTTATGGTGTTAAAGTATTTAAATCCACATCTACAGATAGTGGTTCATTAAGTGGTGGTGATATTATATCAGTTAATGATTATCAGTTTGATTATAAAACTGGTATAGTACAATTTGAATCTGCATTAAACTCTAATGATGAAGTTTATATGAGTGCGTATCAATATGTTGGTAAGAACTTAAGTACAGGTTTATTTGTTGATGGAGACATAACTGCAAACAATTATATTGTTAGTTCATCAGTTACCAATATAACAACACAACAATTAAGTGGTTCATCTAAGTTCGGTGATACCATAGATGATACACATCAATTTACAGGTAGTTTAAGTATAAGTGGTTCATTCACACCTACCAAAGATGATTTAATAGATTTAGGAAGTTCAACATTCCAATGGAAAGATTTACATTTAGATGGAACCGCAAACATAGATACATTAAGTTTGACAGATGGTTTCACTTATAATAGTGTTACTTTTAATACGAGTGGTAGTAGTTCAGACCACCTTGAAGTAACAGGTTCAGGTTTCACATTTAAGAGTACTGATAGTACAGATTTGTTCACATTAGTAAATAATAGTAATGAGATATCAGTACAAATAGATGATAAAGTAATAGTGTTGGGTGAATCTACTACAATACCTACTGCAATCAAGGGTGGTATGTATTATAGTAGTTCTGCATGGTTTTTAGGATACGAAAACTCACCAACTTAATATTTAATAATAGAGAAATAATACTCTAAAAGGAGAAAATAATGGCACAATGGAGAAAAGTAATAGTAAGTGGTTCGGCTGCGGAACTATCTTCTTTGACTTTAGACACTGCATTACCAGTAGCACAAGGTGGTATTGGTGGAACATCGTTAACAGATAAAGCGGTTTTAATTTCACAAGATAGTGGTACAGATGCAGTTGGGTCTCTTGCCTTAACAACAAACGGAAGTATAATCGTTGGTGGAACAAATGGTCCAGCAGTAGAAGCAGCAGCAGATGTTGCAGGAACTGGTTTAACCGCGACAACTGGAGATGGAACATTAGTAATTAATGTTGATGCATCTCAGACAGGAGTTACAAGTGTGGGTACGCTTGGGGCTGGAGCTATTTCAAGTGGTTTCGGTAACATTGATATCGGTACTTCAACACTAAACGCAGGTAATACGACTTTAGATAATTTTACAAATAATTCAGCAGTAGCAGATTCACACATCACAGGTTCGATGACTGGTTCATTTAGTGGAGATGGTTCAGGTTTAACAAACATAGCAGCAGCAAGTTTGGATATTGATGCATTTTCAGCAGGAACAGCATTACATCAAACACAAGACCACCTTTTATATTCAGATAACGGAACAGAAAAGAAAATTACATTTAGTAATGTAGAGGATGCTATATTCGGAAATGTTAGTGGAGATGCAACAATCGCAGCAGGTGGAGCTTTAACTATTGCAAATGATTCAGTAGACAACAATATGTTAGCAAACATCACACAAGGTAGTATTAAAGTTGGTGGTGGTTCAAACGCACCTACCGATTTAGATGCAAAAACAGACGGACAAATTTTAATTGGTGATGGAACAGACATTGCTTCAGTCGCAGTTAGTGGTGATATAACAATTGATAACGCAGGTGCTACAACAATTGGAGCTGATAAAGTTCATGGAACTATGTT